ACAAAATTTTCTAAAGTCTTACACGCTGTTGTATATTTAGCTATGTCATTACGACCATCTAATCTTGGTGAAAATTCTCCACCTGTAAAGTTTGTAAGCTGTGCGGCTACTCTTGCCATGTATTAGAACCTTGAATTGATAAATGTACTTGCATCCATTACATCTGCCATACCTTTATCGGGTTGAGTATTTTGACCTTCTGTACTATCTACAAATCTTGCTTCTCTTAATTTATCTCTAAGAAGATTATACATATTGGCAGTTAAAGGATTAGATGATGTAATCGCATAAGCAATGTCAGCAGCTAGTGCAGCTGATAATGTTTCTCTTAACAATTCATCATATTCATTTGGATCTTCTATTCTTCCAATGTATAAAATTTTTAATGAAGAATTATCTGTTAATATTTTTCTACCCTCTACTTTGTAATCTGAGTCGTAATCAAGAATGGTAAGCAGTCGTAAACAAACCGCAGGTAAGGTATATTGTTGGGTAAATCCCCGTGCAGGTGCGTCTGTATCTGCTGCAAGTTGAACTCTTTTTTGTAAACAATTCCAAGGGTGAGATCTGAATATTGAATCTCGCACTTGAGTAAATCTTGCATTACATAATCTTGCATTCTTAGAATCTTCTGTCAATGAAAGGATTGTAGATGCTCCCAGTTGATTTAAAGCTCCGTTACAAATGTCTACTACTGATGCCATATTGTTGCCATATCTCCTGTTGCGTTAGACCTTGTTCATTTGTCTTTTGCTTGTTTCTACTATTAATATCTTTTTCTTCAATAATTTCAACTAAAGCGTATCTATAAACTCTAGTATCGTCTTGCCATTGAAAATGCAATAACTGTTTAGGCTCATTATATAAACCAAGGTTTCTTGGATCAAAATCATTTTTGGTCATCTTTTAATATATATTTACGTCTTAATTTTCTAGGGTGTGTGAGTTGTTGATATATTTCATCTGTAGTTCTGCAGGGTTTAAGATTAAAACCATGATGATGTTTTGATGTATGCTCAAAACGATCTACTAAAACATATCTATAAATGTAATTATTTTTTTTTATATGTATGAACGTTTCTAGTTTTTCTGTCTTCTTCATAAGAAAAGTGGGGGAGATAACCCCCCCACTTAATTGTGATTAGTTTATTACGTATGTAATATTCCAAGACATAGTTCCAATAGTACCACCATCTGCTGCCATTGTAGCAGCGATGTAGTAGTAACCACCTGGATCTGAACTGTCTCCAGCTAATTCATACATTTTTTTACCTGCTGTATCTATGTTTGCAGCTTCAAATCTAACGTCTGCCATTGCACCAGCATCAGCTACCGCAGTTGCGAAAACGTCTTCATCTTTGACTGCACCAGCAGTAGTATAAATTCCAACATTGAATGTACACGATCCACCTAATGTGTCTGACCCAATAAATAATTGAGGCACAGAAGCATTACTTGGTATCGGTGCTAACATTACAATATCGTTATTATCACTGTCACCAGCGGCAAGTTCAACAGTTCCTTGAGCTACACGAAGTACACCATGTAATTCTGCAGCGTTATTTGGAATCTGTGGAGTAGCTTCGAAATTTGCTACTAAATCAGTATTTTTAGTTCCCATATTTCTATCCTCCTATTACGATTCTGTACATTGAACTTCCACTACTTTGTCTTCTTCCATTCTTGTTGCTCCGAAAGATGCACAGTAATAAACTTGAGTAGCATAACCTTTGTCAGCTCTCTCGTCTATTCTAGCAGTAACGTCTTTGCCTACAGCAAGTGCGATACCATCTTGTGCATAAGCGATACAAGATCTAGTCGTACTAGATAGTGATAGTCTGTTTGATACAATAAAATTAAAACCAAGAAACGAGTTGATTTCACCATTTGCCAATGCTTTGACAGTGTTAAAATCTGAACTTGTTACTTCAGTTGTCCCTAATAAATCAGTGATTTGTTTCGGTCCTACAATAATAAATCTTGGAATTGAAGGATCAACACTATTTAAATCAAGAGTCTGTTTTGCAGTTCTTAATTTAGCAATTGTTAAACCAGTAGATCCATGAACGATTTGATTTGCATTAGCCGTACTTGTAGATCCTGTTTCACCTGTGAAAGCAGTTCCTATCGCAGCACTGATTATTTCATCATCCATTGCTCTACCCATAGCATAAGCTGCAGCTTGAGCGTAAGATGAAGTTGGATCGATTAAGAGTCTTACTTTATCTTGATCGTCAATTAGGTCAGCGAATTCATAATCCACAAGAGATACTCTACGTCTAGCGTGAGGGGTATCAATTTGTGGAGTATCGCCATGCCTACTTGTTCTTTTCTGAGCTGTTACTGCTCCTACTTGGTCAAAGAAAGCATTTTTACCTACGACACTTTCAAGACGAACTTTGTCTCTTAGTAACGATCCCATTTGTTGAGAAAGCAATTGTATGTTAGCAGAATACTGCTGTACAAAAGCTGTTGTTACGTTGATTGACATATTTGTCTCTCCATTTGTTATAGTTTATTTTTTAAAACAATCAGAAAGGTTCTCCATCAAAATTGATAGGCATCTCTTGGATTTAAAGTCTTTTAGACTAGAAGTCTATTCCTTCTTGCCAGTAGGGTTCTTACGAATTGTCCCACGCCTATTAACCCAGTTATAATATTCGTCAGCGATTGGCAAGGGATTTTTTTTTTGAAATTCTGAACCACATTCCTTAACCAATCGCAAGATTTCTAATCTAAGCTCTTTATCTGATAAATGATTACTTTCCGCCATTTATCATCTCTCTCATAGTGTAGACTTGTTGTACAAGTTTATCGTGATCTGGATGACCTTTGTTCCAGTAAGGTCCTGATCTATCATTTATAATTTTAGATATTTCACCTTCAAGATCTCTACCTTGATCTACAGATTCAGACTCTGTGGTAATCACTTTGTCTTCAGATAAAAGTCCAGCAATCTTAGAAAAACCTTTGATGACATCTGGATGATCTCCAAGTCTTGTTCCATCTTTGAGTTGCATATCTAATACATCACTAGGCATATTTGCTTTTGCAATTGCTGCGGCTTTGTTAATATTTTCATCATACTGTTTACCCCACTCTTGTCTTAACAATTGTTGAGATTTAGCTTGTGCAGTTTCAGTATCTATCTTTAATTGTTGTGCAGTATTTTCAGAGTTCTGTTTATAGAAATCTAAAATTGACTGAGCTTGTTTTTCATTCAAACCTGTTTTGTGAGCTACGTCTGCAAATGCTTTGATTGCGTTTTCATCTATAGGCGTAACCTCTGATTTAAAATCAAGTTTATATTTATCAGAAGATTCAGGTCTTCCAAGTTTATCATAGACTTCATTCCATTGATCGTCAGTAGAATTATTGTTTGGAATAATTACTTTATCTGAACCAATCATTCGTGTTGCGTTAATATATGATTTTGCTAACGCATCTATCTCGGTAAACTTTGAAATGTTTGGATCATTTCTAAATTCTTCAGAAATGGTTTCTTTCCAAGACTTTGCGGTTTGTACTGTGTTGTCGGTTGTTGATGATACTAATGTATCTGTTGCTGTTGTTTCTGTAGATGTTTCGGGTTGTGGTGTTGTGTCTACAGGCGAAGTATTATTCTCCGTTATCTGCTCGTTTGACATTTTCATTTTCCTTTTGCAGCATTGATTTTATAAATAGAAGAACGCTGCGTTGTCCTTCCATATATGCACTCTCATGGCTATCTCCTTTAACATTGGTTGTAGAATGATAGTGGCATCTTTTTTCAAGATCTTCCATGACACGTTTGCCTGGGTCAGATCCAAAAACTATTTTATATATTTCTCTTAGTTGTTTTATTTCTTTAATCATTATTCAGCTTCAGCATTTGCTAAAGCTCTAGCCTCATCTGGTAGTGCTTTTGCTAGTGGTGCTATTTTTCCTCCAGCTTCAGCGACTTGTTGTAGTTGTTGCATTTGTTGCATCTCTTGTTGCTGTTGTTCTTTTTGTTGTCTTTCAGCGTTCACTTGAGATTGTGGTTTTAAAACTTTTTGTGGTACACCCACAATATCCATTAAATGTCTAACTAGTTTATCAAAGTTTACATAATCAAATACTGGTGCAACATTTGCAATAGATCCCATGATTTCAATACCACGCATAATAGATTGTAACTCTGTGGACTTTTGAGCTTTGGCAAGAGGAGAAACATATTCAATCTCTACATCTTTACCTGCTAAAAATTCTGGTGCAGGTTTAAATATATTTTTTCTCAAGAGAATATTAAATGCTCTATCAATTAAAGGTTTTAATAATTCAGATTGTAATCTTCCTAACACTGGTCCTAGAAGTCTCATCTTCTCTTCGTTTCTTTGTATCACTTCAGTTGCTGTCATTTGTGGACCTTGTTGCATCATCAGCTGATTGACATAGAATACATTACGAATTGCGTTTCGTCTTTGCTCTTCCATATTTAATCCAAGTGGATTATTCGCACCGATATTTAAAGGCTCTATTCTATCTCTTGTGCCTGATCTGTAGAAGTTAAGTCCACCAGGAACTGTTCTTACAGGTAAAATAAATCCGTCATCAGGAACAAGTAAAGGGGGATCTACTTGTTTCTGTGCGGCTTTAATCGTTGTCTTTGACATTTCATTTAACATCTTGACATCAGGTAAAGCTGTCATTGCAGGGGATCTTCCATAAATTTCATGTGATGCTTTTAAGTATCTTGGAATTACAAATGGAAACTCTCTGAACCCAGACACTGATAACTCTTCACCTTTACCTGTCATGTATACTGATTCAAAAGGCATATTCTTTTTATCTTGTTTGGTTACATCAAAATCATCTCTTGGATAGATTGCGTGAATAATATCTACTTCTTCGTATGGATTCTTTTTTTGTATACTTTCAAAATCTACATTAGTTCCAAACTTTTGTATTGCTGCTCTTGCAGACATTTTAAATTTTCTGAATATAGTATCTACTCTACCTTTATCATTTTCTGCAATGTAAACTTCATTGATGTGTCTTGTTGAAAATTTTAAAATATCTTCTTCATCCTCTTCAATAAACATTGCTGCTGTACCAAAGGTAATCAGGTCATGGTAAAGTTCAAATATCTCTTGTTGAAAGTTTGATCTTCCAAATGCAATATACATTTGTTCTGTTGCAGACTCTAACCATTCTTTTGCTTCATCTTCAAATTCTATATCTTCTTCTTTGAAGCGTAAAGAAAACCAAGGGGTGGATGGATTGGTTAGCATCCCATGAAGTGATGCCGCTAAAAGTTCTACGGCTTGAATTGGAGAACTATCAAAAATAAGTTCAGTTCTTTTATCACCTCTTGATCTTGTTTTAGTTACATCTGCTTTTCTTGGTTGCATATAATCTGCAACTTCTTGCCAATGCGTTTCCCAATTTTGTCTTTGAGATTTTAAACGATCATATCGTTTGAGTAATGCTTTTGTTAAATCTGTTTGTGCCATTATGATCCTAATAAACTTTGTTTACCTAAAGTTGGTTCTCCTTGAACACCAGTAGATGAAGTTAAAATTGTAGCTGATCTTCCTCTTCGTTTTGTTTTTATATCTGTACCATATCCTGATTGATCCATTGCAGTTGCTTGTGAAACTTCTGCTTGTGTAGGAGATGGCATAACAGGTGCAGGCGGTGGTGGTGATGGTGCTACTCTTCTAATGACTCCTCCCATATTATTCTCCTAGTAAAGTTTTTCTTCCCACTTCTGCTTCTTCTTCAACTCCAAGTGGTCCAGTTAATATTGTTGATTTTCTTCCTCTTCTTCTTCGTTCTACTCCTGCTTGTTCAGATGCAATTCTTTCTTTTTCTTCAGCAGAAAGTTCTGCTGATGGTGGCTCTGGTGCGGGTTGCACTGGAGGTAGTGGTGGCATTTTAGGTGAAAATAATGATCCCATAATTTATAATATATTGTAACTATTATCTGCTACACTTTGAGGTGCAACTTGTCTAGTGTTAAGTTCTTGTAGTCCTACAGCAAGATACCTCATAGCATCACACGCATGACTACTCCAATCATGTACAGGCTTTGATCTAAACATTCTGTTTTTATCAATATACTTCCTGTGATAATGTCTTAACGCATCTATTAGTTTTTTGCAATGATCTACATCTATCCAGCATCTAGGCAACAACATACTGGTTGCGTGTATCCCATCTTCTAGTGGAATTTTTGGAACGACTTTAAATCGTATTCCTAACTGATAGGCGACCTCTCTACGAGTTTTACCATTACCAAAGTCAGTTACCTCTATATCATGCGGAGCATAATGATCTTGATAGACATAATCTTTTTCTTTTACGAGCTGTACAAAAAAAGGTAAACCCTGACCACGTTCTTCTATGTAGTCTATGACATTAATGCTTCTACCTAATTGCTGCCAAAAGATAATTGCAGTATGATCGGATACTCCCAGATCCCATGAAGTAAAGACTGACAAGGAAGGATCGTAAGGTACACGAGCAATCTGGCGTTTGTTTTCCATTTCTGCGATTTGTGTTCCGTAGATCGCACCCTCAATGTTTGCAATCCAATCACACTCAAACTCTTGCTTGAACTTGTTATCTCCCATCACTTGCTTAGCCTTATCTAATTCATCTGGGTCTACGATATTTGTATCTGATGCTTTTGCTTTATACTGAAACCAATCGTCTGCACTTTGTGCGTGAAGATAAAGCTCATAGAAGTTGTTGTTCATACCTTGGGGTGTACCAATAAATACGCAGTAACCTTTTCTATCAGATAGTGCTGGTCTTATAATCTCTGGAAACAATCGTTCATTAACATTAGCATATTCATCAATCACACAACCATCAAGATAGATTCCTCTTAACCCATCACAGTTCTCTGATCCTAGTAATGTAATCCTTGAACCATTAGGTAAATCTGCACGTAGCTCTGTTTCATTAAACTTTGTACCTACAATCTTTTCACAAAACTGTTTCATGTAATCCCATGCAATGGATTTGGCTTGTTTGAAGGTTGGAGCAATATAAGCAAACCTTGGGTTCTTCTCTTTAGAGGTCATGGCGGATCTGATGAGATGATTAATCATACAGACTGTTTTACCAAATCTTCTATGACAAACGAGTACAGACCATCTGTATTGATCTATCTTATGATGAATATACTTTTGGTGTTTTCTGGGGGTGTATTCTATTTTAATCTGCATTAGTGCATTGTGCTTGATATAGGTTCTTGATCTGGGTGATATTCAAATTCTAGACTTGACATAATCCAATCCATGTAAAGCATAGACGCAAATCTATTAGGTAGACCAGTAATCTTTATCACCACATTGTTTGTTTTAGGATCTACATAAACAACTGATTTAACATCTTTAGTATCAAACTCACTCATCCTATACCAGATATAGTATTTAGGTAGGCTTGGCAAAGAGGAAAAGGTGTGGGTTGTTTTAGCGGGGTGGGGTAAGTGTGTCTGGCTAAAGGTGTCCTACAGTCCCATGTATATATATATAATAAAGTGCGGCGGCTTTTTTGGTGGTAGCCGTCTTTGCAATCTGTAAAATGTAGCTGTCATATATCATATATGAGTTTCGATATATAAACGTTATCAGAAATAATAACAATTTATTCTTTTATATTGGTTGCCGTTGCTCATGTTGTGAGAAATGGTGGTGGCTCGCTGAATAAAAGAATTGTAACTTTATTACACTTAAAACTTTTTTAAACTTTTTTTATTTTATGTATTGACTTTTATTTTATTATATATTATATTGATATAAACAACTAACAAAGGATAAAACAAAATGACTAAATATGAAATAAGAACGTTTGGTGTAAAAAATA